TATATATCTTATTGTAATAGGACGAGCTAATATAAATTATTGGAATGGCCAAAATATACCTCAAATATTTATTCAAGATTATAATATAGAAAATATCTACGATTTTTAATTGACTTTTTAAGAAAAATAATATATAATTATATTATAATTAAAAAGGAGAAAGAAATGGAAAATCGTTTAAGTTACCCGGCAAGTTTACATAATCATTCAGATTTTAGCAACATACGTATCAGGGACAGTATTAATAAAATTTCAGAGCTTGTTGAGTATGCAAACGAGTTGGGACATAGGGCAATTGCAACTACAGAACATGATTTTACTGGTCAGTATATTAAATTTCAAGAAGCAATTCAAAAAATAAAAGAAAAAAATCCAAATTTTAAGGGTATTTTAGGAAATGAAATTTATCTTGTAAGAAATGGATTAAATAAAGATAATTTTAAAGCTGGAATTGATAAATATTATCACTTTATTTTATTAGCAAAAGATCGAAAAGGTGTAAAACAAATACAAGAAATCTCAACAAAAGCTTGGTTAAGAAGTTATATGGCAAGGGGTATGCGGCGTGTGCCGACTTATTATCAAGATTTATATGAAGTTATTGGAAATAATAAAGGGCATATAATTGGTAGTACAGCTTGTCTTGGTTCGACAATTGACACTCAACTTCTTAAATATAGGGATTCACAAGATGAGAATTTAATGAATAAAATTGAAAATTGGATTCTCAAAATGGATGAAATTTTTGGTCATGGAGATTTTTATTTTGAATTACAACCTTCTCATAATAAAGATCAAATTTATGTAAATAAAAAACTTATTGAACTTAGCAAAAAGTTTAATATTAAATATATTATAACTACAGATAGTCATTATCTTAAAAAAGAAGATAGAAAAATTCATAAAGCTTTTCTTAATTCTCAAAATGGTGAACGTGAAGTTGATGAATTTTACGCTTCAACTTATTTAATGAATACAGAAGAACTTGAATCTTATTTTTCATATTTAATAAAAGAAGAATTACAAATAGCTTATCAAAATATTAATGAAATTATTGATAAATGTGAAGAATATGATTTGCGGAAACCGCTTAAAATTCCTGAACTTAAATGGAATAATCATAATAAAGAAAAAGAAAAATATTATAAATATTTAAGGTTAATGCCTGAGCTTGAAAAATTTTATAATTCACAAGATAAAGCTGATAATGAACTTGTTTGGGCATTAATAGATGGAATTGAAAAACATAAAGATTTACAATGTGAAAAAGCATATAATGAGCTTAATGAAAATTTAAAAATCACATGGAAATCTTCAGAGGTTAATAAAGCGCATTGGTCAGCATATTTTCTTAATCTTCAACATATTATTGATGTATGTTGGGAAGCTGGAAGTATTGTTGGATGTGGTAGAGGTAGTGGTGTAGGATTTCTTCTTCTCTATGCATTAGATATTATTCAAATTAATTGTTTAAGAGAAAAAACTAAAACATATCCATGGAGATTTTTAAATCCTGATAGAGTTAGTCCTCTTGATGTGGATTTTGATATATCTGGAATCAAACGTTCAATTATTCTTAATGCATTTAGAAAAGAATATGGAGAAGATAGAGTAGCAAATGTAGCTACATTTGGAACAGAGCAAAGTAAATCAGCAATTCAAACAGCTTGTAGAGGTCTTGGTTTAGATGTCGAATTAGGTTTGTATATATCTTCTCTTATTCCAGCTGATAGAGGTATTACAAGAACTTTATCACAATGTTATTATGGTGATGAAGAAAAAGATTTTAAACCTATTAAGCAATTTGTAGATGAAATGAAGAAAAATCCTCAACTTTGGGAAGTAGCTCAAAAGATTGAAGGATTAATTAATAGAAGTGGTATTCATGCTGGTGGTATTATTTTTGTGGATGAACCATTCACCAATTCTGCCGCACTTATGCGAGCACCTGATGGAACTATTTGTACAGCATATGAACTCCACGATAGTGAAAAAGTGTCTCTCATTAAGTATGATGCCTTATCAGTTGAAGCAATGGATAAAATCCAAACTTGTATTGATTTATTATGTGAATATGGATATATAAAAAGAAGAAATACGTTAAGAGAAACATATGAATCAGCAGTTGGAATTTATAACCTTGAACGTGATAATAAACAAATGTGGAATATGGTTTGGAATCATGAAATTTCTTCATTATTTCAAATGGAACAACAAAGTGGTATTCAAGGTATTAAACTTATTAAACCTAAATCTGTAGATGAACTTGCAACTTTAAACTCTGTAATTCGTCTTATGGCTCAGGAAAAAGGTGGTGAAACTCCTTTGGAAATGTGGGCAAAATATCGTAAGAATATTGGATTATGGTATGATGAAATGCGACAATATGGTTTATCTGAAGAAGAGATAAAATGGTTAGCAGAATATCCTGATATTACAGATGGAATTGCTGAATCACAAGAATGTTTAATGTCTTTAATTCAACATCCTAAACTTGGAGGAAATGATCTAAACTTTGCTGATACAGCAAGAAAAGCTATTGCTAAAAAAGTTGGTAAACTTTTTGATGAATGTGAAAAACAATTTTATAAAAATGCAAAAGAAAAGAATTGTTCTGAAAAATTAGTTCATTATGTTTGGGATGTACTTTTACGGGCACAGAGAGGTTATTCTTTTAATAGGTCACATACATTAGCATATTCATTAATTGCACTTCAAGAAATGAATTTAGCTTTTAAATATCCAATTATTTTCTGGAATACATCTTGTCTTATTACAGATGCTGGAGGTAATGAATCAGAAGATATAGAGCAAGAAGATTGGATAGAAGAAATTGATTATGGTGATGAAGATGTTTTTGATGAATCTGAAGATGAAGAAGAAGTTGATATTTATGAATTAGAAGATGAAGATTATGAATATATTGATTCTCCAGATAGAAAAACTAAAACAAAAAAGAAAATTGTACGTTCTGTAAACTATGGTAAAATAGCTACAGCAATTGGTAAAATGAAAATGACAGGAATTGAAGTATCAACTCCTGATATTAATAATTCTTCATATACATTTACACCAGATGTACAAAATAATACAATTAGATATGGTTTGCGCGGCATTACAAGAATTGGAGAAGAATATATTAAAGAAATTATTCAAAATAGACCATATGAATCATTGAATGATTTTCTTATAAAAGTAAAAACAAGTAAAACACAAGCAATTTCTTTAATTAAATCTGGATGTTTTGATAATATTGAACAAAAATCTAGATTAGAGATAATGCAACAATATATAGATTCTATTAGTGATAAAAAGAAAAGATTAACATTACAAAATATGCAAATGTTAATTACAAAACATCTTCTTCCAAATGAATTAAATTATCAAATTAGAGTTTATAATTTTAATAAATATTTAAAGAAAAATAAAGTTAGTGAAGTATATTATAATCTTGATGAAAAAGCATATAGTTTTTATGAACAAAATTATAATGTAGATATTCTTGAAAATATAGAAAATAAAATATATATACAACAAAAAAGTTGGGATAAAATTTATAAAAAAGAAATGGAAGCGGTTAAAACTTATATTACCGCACATCCTGAATTGCTTGATAATTTAAATAATATGTTATATCAAGAAATGTGGGATAAATATGCATTAGGTAATATAAGTAAATGGGAAATGGATAGTTTGTCATTTTATAGTAGTTCACATGAACTTATAAATTTATCTTCAATATATAATATTTGTAATTATTTTAATCTTAATGAAAATCCAACAATTGATAAAATTTTTAATAAAGGTGATAAATCAATTGTTTTATATAAATTAAATGTAATAGCCGGAACAGTAATTGATAAAAATAAAGCTAAACATATAGTTACTTTATTAACCACAAATGGAGTTGTAAATGTAAAATTTTATAAAACTCAATTTGCAAAATATGATAAACAAATTGCTGAACGTGGCGCAGATGGTAAAAAGAAAATTGTAGAAAAATCATGGTTTACTCGTGGTAATAAACTTATGATTGTAGGAATTAGAAGAGATGATTTTTTTATTCCTAAAATTTATAGTAATAGTATGTATGATTCTTCTATTATGTTAATAGACAATATATCAGAAGATGGTATAATAACTTCAAAATCAATTCGGGAGGATGATTAATGCGTATAGGACTTTATGATGTAAATAAATCTTCATACGGGAAAATGCGTTATGAATTTCCCGAAATTGATTTAATGAAGGTATACTCTTATTATAAAAAAAATAAAAATAATGTAATAGAATTATGTCAAGATTATACAAAATATAAAGATTATGATTTATTCTATTGTTTTAATAATAAACGTCATATAATTAGTAAAAATTTACTTCAATTAGGACAAGAACCAAATGTATTTCTTATTGGAACTTGTTTTTATGGTGATATTTGGATTCCAATGGATGATGAAATTGAACATTGTGAACCAGATATCACTTCTTATTCTCAATTTTTAAGAACAACAATTATAAATGATACATTAGCTCCTTGGGTTGCGAATTTATTTACAGACTATTACTATCTTAGATATTATTATCTTGATTGGCATTGGAATTTAATATCTAATAAAATAAAAGATAAAAAAGTAATAGTATATGATTTTGATTTAACTTCTAATGAAGGATGGCAAGATTTATGCTTACGTCTTAAACAAGATAGTGGTAAAAATTTTGTATGCCGGCATGAATTAATTTTAAGAACAATACAAGATTTAGAATTTGTTACACAAAATGAAATTTACAAAACAAGCACTAAATATCCTACAAAATTCATTATAAATATTCCAGAGTTTTTAGAAAATTCTAAATCTTTTATTAATGAATATTTTTATTTATTAAAAAATTTTCCAGCTCGTTCATTATTTATATATCAAAATCATTACAAACAAAATGAAACTCCAATAGAAAAATTACAATTTCTCTGTGATAGTTGTATGTATATGCTTGAAAAAGGTAAACGACTATATCCAGTTTATGATTATAGTAAAATTCCAACGAAATACGATTATAACTTTAAAAGATTAGATTATTATTTTCTTATGGAGAAACCTGGAACAGTATTAGATATATTATTAGAACGTGGAGATTCTATTGGATTAGTAGAAGAAATAAAAAAAGAAAATCCTGCATTATTAGATCAAATGTCTAAAATTAGCCGAGCTGGTGTAAAAGCAGGTACGGAGAAATGGATATATGGCATTAGATAATTTTAAAATTAAAGAAAGAATTGATTATTTATATACAGAATTGCGGAAAACCGCAGCGACTTTTGTATATAAACCAGATGAAATAGAAAAAATAAAACAATGTATTTTTGAATTACAAGATCAATGTAATCATGAATATCAAAATGGAAGATGTATTTATTGTAGAAAAGAGGAACACAATGTTGACTAAAAGAAAAGATACTTTTGAAGTTGATACTGAATTAGAAGCTAAACAGCTTATTGAAGATGCAAAACAAAGTAATGAATTTGAGCTTGTAAAATATTCTTCTCAGAAAAAAGAAATTAAAAAAACTGGTGATGAATATTATATTGTTACATTAGAAAAAGCTTATGGTGTATGAGTAGTATAGATAATGTAAAAATATATGGTTTAGAAGAAAGTATTGCCGCAAGTGGCTATCCAATGCTTACTAAACCATTAGATTTAGAATATTTTTTTAAAGCTGGAGATAAAGATTATCAAAGAGCTGATAAACTTGCTCATACACAAATTGGTTCAGGACATGATCAATTTCTTACTTCTATTATAGTACAATTTGATTTAACATTTCCACTTAAAGCATGGGTAGAACTACAAAGATACCATTTTATAGATTTTTGTAGTTCTATGTCTACAATGCATAGAATTTCTCAAATGGATTTAAATAAATCTTGTAATCAATATGTGGATAAACAAATTTTTGACATTTTAAAAGAATTAATATATAATTATAATGAAAATCCAACTGATGAAAATTTTTATAAACTTATATATAATATTCCATCTGGTTTTGAATATACAGCTAGATTATCTACTAATTATAGACAATTAAAAACCATATATTCGCAAAGAAAAAATCATAGATTACCAGATTGGCATATTTTCTGTGATTGGATTAAAACATTACCTTATAGTGAATGGATTACAGGAGATATAAATAATGCAAGAAGAGATTAAAAATGTATTTAAAACTATTCAAGATCTTCCTGATGAATCAGTAGAACTTATTCTTCCACAAATTGAAGAAGAATTTAAAAAACTTGTTGATGAACAGGATTTAGTTAATAAAACAAAAACAGAATTTTTACAAGAAGGATATACTTTAGCTGATATTAAAGCTATGAAAGAAAGTTATGATAATATCGCTGAAGATTACTTTAAAATTGTAAAACCAACTTCTCCAAAAGGCAGATATATTTCTGCACTTGTTGGAGTTTATAAAGATATTTTAGATAAAATAGCAAAAGAAGGCTTTAGCCGCACTGTAAATATTAAAGTTTTTAAAGAAACTGAAGATGCTATTTTGCCGCAATATGCTCATTTTAGTGATGCTGGAGCTGATCTTTATGCTAATGAAGAAGTTGATATTCAACCAAATGAAGTAAAAATTGTTTCTACGGGATTAAGAGTTGAAATTCCTAATGGATATGAAATGCAAGTGCGGAACCGCAGTGGCATGACAGTTAAAACTCCTATTATTGTACAATTAGGTACGGTTGATAGTGATTATAGAGGGACTCTTGGAGTTATGATGTATAATCATGGTAATCAACCTTATAGGGTACAAAAAGGTGATAAAATTGCTCAAGCTATTATTGCTCCAACTTACCATGGAAATTTTCTTATTGTAGATTCATTAAGTGAAACTGAACGTGGAGAAGGTGGTTTTGGATCCACCGATAATCAAAATGGGGAAAAAGCTTGATGCAGCAAAACAAGAGGTTGCGGCACTAGGCTGGACTTTACTTGATAATACTTATACAAATTTAGATACCATATTAAATCTACAATGCCCAGAAGGACATAATTTACAACTTACTTTAAAACAATGGCGCAAGAATCCAGTTTGTAGTATTTGTGAACACAGTAGTAAAATTCCTGAAAAAAAGAAAAATTTAAACCGTATTATAGCTTTAGATAATGCAACACATATTACTGGTTGGGCAATATTTGATGGAAAAGAACTAGTAAGTTATGGAAAATATACTGTAAAAAGTGAAGAAACAAGTGATAGAATACTTGAAATGGGTGATTGGCTTACTAATTTATTGCAACAGTGGGAACCTAATACAATTATTTTAGAAGATATACAACAACAAAATAATGTAAATACATTTAAGGTTCTTGCAAAACTTCAAGGAGTTTTAGAATATATAAGCAAAAAAAATAATGCTGATTATTATATAATAGCTCCAGCTACTTGGAAAAGTAATGCTAAAGTTACTGGTAAAAGTAGAGCCGATCAAAAGAAAAGTGCTCAACTTATTGTACAAAGATTATATAATATACAAGCAACACAAGATGAATGTGATGCTATACTTTTAGGAAAATATGGTATTGATAAAATTAAAAATAGTAGGATGGTGAATTTTGAAAATTAAATGCGGTATTATTCTAAATGCTGTTCAAGTTATTAATGAATTAGCTGAAAAACCGATGAAAATAAGTTTAGCAGCTAAATTATTAAGATTGGGTGATGATTTACAAAAAGAATCTGAATTTATTGATAAACAGCGAAGAACTATTATTGAAAAATATGGTAAAAGAGATGAAAATGGCGAACTTATTATAAGTGAGGGTAATATTACTTTTGAAGGTGAAAATGTTAATAAAGTTCAAGAAGAATTTAAGGACTTAAGTGAACTTGAATTTGAAATTACTGATAGAAATATTACTCAAAAAGATTTAGAAGATAATAATATTGAACTTACATTAAGTCAATTAGCTATTTTGGAAAATTTTTACCATAAAGAAGAAATTTAGAAATTGTTGAATAGATAAAATAAAAGCCTATGCTTAATAGCATAGGCTTTTTTGTTATATATTATCCTACTCTATCTTGACGTACCCAACCTTCTGCATAAATATCAACAGAATCAGCATAATACCAATAATATCCAGATCCATCTTGTTGTTTTTTACTAAAATGTGCAGTAACACTAGAAATATTTGAAGGAACAGTATCTCTTACTGAATAATCTGTACCTGGACCAGTTCTAATGTAAGTATTACCATAAATAACACCCCAATAATCTATCGTAATTTCACCTCCACCATCACATTGACATGAACCGTCGCATTGACATTGACATTGACAATCACAACTAGAATTACAATCACACCCTTCACAATTTCCAGATTGACATTGACATGAACCAGAATGTTGACAATTACAATTATTACATTGACAGTTACAATTATTACAATTACAATTACAAGTATGACACCAAGAATTACAATAGCTCCATTCACAATCACATTGACATTCACAATTACAATTACATTGACAATTACAATTACAATCACATTCACAAATTACATATGGAACACAAATATCTTGTGTAGTCCAAATAGAATTAATCTCTACTCCATTAGCGGGAGATAAATACTTCCCATTATTAGTAAGATAAAATTTAGACTTAGTACTCCAAATAGAATTTGCTGGATGAGTATAAATATTTGGAGAACCATTGGTAGAATTTAAAATTACAGAACTTAATGTTTCTTTATTATAAAATCCCTCACTGTCGTATGCATAATATTCCCCAGTTGTTTCTAAAGTACTAGCATTTTGCCAGCTGCTTTCACCAGATAGATTAATAGTATATCCAATTTTAAAATAATCATAAACTGTAATATTATTTATTGAATCAGTACCATTTAATTTTGGGACAGTAAGATTAAAAGCATCATTACTTACAGTTGACCACAATCTTTGAGATTCATCATTATTAGGATTTCTATAATCAAAACTTCTAATATTACCATCTTTATCTCCATAAGCAAACCAACCTTGATACCAATGTGTATCATTACGATATTGCCCCTTAAGCAAATTTCCATTATTTTCAGATTGATTCCAACTTACAGTAATATATTTTGCTAAAGTACAGTAATTTTGACCATCAAATGTAGTTGGACGTAATTTATCAATATCTGTATCATTTTTTAATCCCTTCCATCCATTTTCACCCCTTAATGGAACATTCCCCCATTTATTCCAAGGATTTGTAAAACAACATTCTACTCGTACTTTATTAAAACATAATTTTATATAAGGATCTTCCTGTTTTCCATTGTTAAACCAAGTAGTATTAGAAATAGTAAAACTTCCATTACCAGTTGAAAGCCAATTACTATTTACAATAGAATAATGTCCATCAGAAATTTTTTTAATATTATTATTAGTAATAACTTCTAAATTAGTGATAATTTCTACTAAAATTCCATTCTTTTTAGCATATGAAAAAGTCATTTCTACAGGTTCTTTTACAGACTCTAAAAAGTAACAATTATCTTTACCTATTTGTTTAATTTCATTATTAGTAACACCTTGTTTTGAACTACTAGTACAATTTACTGTTATAGTTGCACCATAAGGAAGCATTTCAAACATGATATATTTATACATCAATTTTTATTATAATTTCTTATAAAATTAGACTATCTCTTACTTTTCAGAATATCCATTTCACTTTATGTATCAATAATAAAGTTACTAATTAGTCGTTACACCGCCCTATATAAATATAGTATGGCACGGGATTAACAATTTAGTATTCCCCGTTAGCCGGCCAGCTGTACTCTCAAGCCAACCGGCCAACCCCGCTGATAAACGGATAGGATATTTTAGACATTTTAACTTATATCTATTATTAAACCTTGACAAATTTGAACACTTTTTACAATTTTATTATCAGAATAAAAATTCATTTGTCCACTTGTCAACCCTTGTTTAAATGCTCCGCTACCATTATTAGCAGCACTACTCCATCCATAAATTCCACCATGAAAATATACAGAACCATCACTCGATACTTTAAATTTTGTGTTAGAATTAGCAGCTGCAGTTAAAGCAGTATCATTTCCTATAAGAATTACGGCATCATTAGCTGTAGAATTACTTTTTGGTATTATACTAACTCTATTATTATCACTTCCTGTATATAATCTAGAACTAGTAATTGACCAACCACCTATATTACCAGCTGAAGCTGTAATAGTACCAGAAATAATAGCACTACTTGCAGTTAAAATACCATTACCATTAACTTTAAAAGTAGGATTACTAGTTGGTCCAGCTACAAAAGCATTGTTTGTACTATTAGCTATTTTATATATAGCAGTAGTATAATTACCAGAAGTAAAACTTAATCCATTAGCATTAGCAGTCATACCTCCAACAGTACCAGTCACAGTACCATTTACTGTTGTACCAGAACTACTTGCTGATATACCGCCTATAGTGATACTTCCAGCTTTTATTGTAACATTACCATTATTATCAACTACAAATTTTCCACTTCCAAGATTAATACTACCAGCTTTTATTGTAACATTACCTGCTGAATCTACAATAAAATTATTACCGCCTATTTGAAGTTTACCACTTTTATAAACTCTAAAATTATAATTAGAACCATAAGTAGTATCAGCTCCACTATTAGGTTTCCCTATAGCAAGCACTGGATAACCATCACCAGATAAACCATAATCATTAGAACGTAAAATAGCATGAAAGTCATTCGAACGTAAACTATTACCTTGTCCAACCCAACCACCAACATCAATTCCAGATGCAAGTATATCACCATTTGCACTAACTTTAAATTTAGCAAAAGTTGGATCACCAGTTTGAAGAGTATTATAACCAGAAGGTTTCGTTGCACTAGCAATTTCTGCAGCTGTAGCATGTATATTAGTTGTATAACTATTTATATCTTGTCTACCAGCCCAAAATCTAATTGGAGTTGAATCCCAAAAAATTGTACCATCACTTCCACGACGAAAACCCATTTGCATTTTAGCTGGTACATTACTTTCTAAACCATATACTCCAGCTGTAGCATTTTGAACAACATTATTGCTGTTCATACTACCACCAACTTGCAAATTTCTATGTAACCACAAATCACCTAATGAATCAGATTGTAATGTTGGATTACCATCTGTACCCCTAAGTCGTAAACCATATAAAGTTCCATCATCAAGTCTACCAAGTTCTAATCTAGTAGTAGCAGATGTATGAGCTGGATTCCATTGTTGTAAAATCAAACCTCTATCAGCATTTAAATTAAGTGATTCATTTTGAGTTTGTATTCTTAATCCTGTCCATCCTAATTTTAAAGCTGATTTATCATGGTCAGTAAAATCTAGACCTTCTTGATTAAACTTAATAAACTTATTATAATCAATTAAATCCTGTTCTGTTGTTATACTAGTTGTGGTATATGGATCATCATTAGCTCCAAATTTATCACCATATGCAAATAATCCTTGTTCATTCCAAACAAATCTTACCTGTCTTTCACTAGCGTTCCAAATATTAATTTGTTTTGTATCAATATTACCAGCTGTAATAGCATTAGCATTAATACCTTTACCTGTAATACCAGTTTTCCATTGTACATTTTCAGAAGGCTTATTAATATCTTCAGTAAGAAAAATACCATTACCAATAATTTTTACACCATTATTACTATCAGCATCTCTTAAAGTAATACCAGTATTTCTATCAATAGTAATTTCATTATTGTTACCTAATTGAATTCTATTAAAATTATCTTCTAAGCTCTTCTGAAAAACTTCTGTTTTTATAGCTCCTGTTGTAGCTTCAAAAGCATCAGCCGCACGATTAAGTTCATCTTCATTATATTCAATACTAGTAACCGTTGCAGTTAATTTTTGAAAAACATCTTCAAATTTAGTATTATAAGTTGTAATTTCAATTTGAGTATTATATTTTTCTTCTAATGGAAAAGAAACTGAAGTAATAAATCCTTCAAAATTCTTTAATCCCATTTCTATATCCCAAATCGGCACTAATTGTCCAACTTTAGGTTTATAATATTCAAATCCATTTAATGATGATAAATCTACTACTGATATACTATACTCACTGCGTGGCATAGCATATTTATCACTCATTAATATAGCATCATTATATAAATATTGTAATGTTGTTTCTTCATCATATGAAACTGTAAATTTTGGATTATTTAAATATTGATTAACTTTATTACTAAGTTTTAGATCAATTCTTATTGAATAATCATAATAAATATCATCAATATAAGCAGTAGAAAGACTTACCCTATTTCCTTGTGAATCATAAGCAGCTGATTCATATTGATATGTCCAATCAGTATTCTGTTCTAATAAATCATTTTCATCAGTACTATGTCCACCATATACTTTCATATTAGAAGTAATTATATTATCATCGCTAATATATATATAATTATCATTAACTTTTATATTATTCGGAATTTCTAACCAATGTAAAGTTGTGGTAGAAGTAGTAGAAGAATTTATTCTTTTATAAGTTAAAGTTCCTTCATATAAACTTTCATCATATCCATATATTTCATATCTATCTATCAATTCAGGACTAATAGCTACTAAAAGTTTACCTTCAGTACTACGATAAAGTTCAAAATTTAATCCTTTTAATCTTGTAACAGCTGTAGTAGTTCCGCCAATAGGAATATATGTTATCATTTCATTAACAGAATCTATATCAATATCTGCGGCATTGCCTAATGAAAAATATCTTGTATAAGTATTCAAACTATCATTAAGCCGCATCTCATTTAATGCCGTTGTAGTTGTTACAAAACCATCAAAATTACTTTCTATTTCATCAGTATATAAAATTTTATTTATACTTTCAGGTTTATAATCATTTGGTTCCCAATAACCTTCTCTAATATAAGGTTTATAATCTTTTTCAAATTGAAGAATAAGCTCATTTTTATCTTTTAAAAGATTTTTTAATTCTAATTCATAAACAAGTATTCTATTTTCAACATCAAGTAATTTTTGTTCAATTTCTTGTATTTTTTGATTTACTTGTTTAATCTTATTTTGATAATCTAATATAAGTAAATAATAATAAGCTAATGGAGCATATTTATATCTAAGACGAGCATAATTAGTAGAAATATAATCAGTTTTAAAATATATGCCTTTAACAAATTGATTATTTCCTAATTCACTATAATCATATCTACAAGTTTCATTATTATTAAGCATAATAAAATGATTAGTATCATTATCACCAATTGCCGCATCACCAGCATGCCAACTTTTATCATATTTAAATGCTCTAGGAACAAAACCATATAAAGTAGTTGTACTAGTTTGCTGTTCTGAATTTGGGTCATAATGATCAATTGTAGTAATTTGACCAATAAGAATATCATCTCTACCAAAATTAATATATTTACATTCTCCAAGCTCAACTTGAGTAGTTACTGTAAAAGTTTTTGATTCACCAATATGATTATATTGTGTATTATCAGCACTCCAACTTTTAATATATTGATCTCCCGGAGGTATTGCGGCAATCTTATCTTCTATAGATTGAATATTATCAATATATCCAGTTTTTGCACCTTCTTGAACTACTAAATCTCCTTCTAATTCCATTTGTAAAGAATATAAGGGAGATAAATATTTTTGTATATTTGTAATTTTATTATTTACATTTCTTAATTTTCCACAATGTAAATTAATTTTATATTCATCACTATTTAAACCAAAATTTTCTTCTTTGGTTAACATTCCAGATTCATAAAAATATTTAAAATTATAAATATAATTTTCACCAGTAGGATTAGCTGTAGCTTGTTGAATAGATAAAACACTTCCATCAACTAATGCACTATCTGTATTTGTTACATATAATTTAGTAATAAGATCAGAAGAATCTAAAATTCTTGAACAACTTTGTAAATTTTTACCATATGAAAAATCAAATTTAATATCTTCATCTATAGCTTCTGATTTAAAAAGAATTTTTCTTTCAATAATTTTACCACTGCTATCATAACTATAAATAAAATAAGCCCAAATGCCAAATTCCTCACATAAATTCTGTATGATAGAAAATACATTACTTCGTTCAACAGTCATTAAATGACGTTTTATACTAGTTACATATTCTAATCTTTCATAATCTATTTCTGCAATAGGGTGCGGCAAAAGTGTAGCTTCTGAATCATTTGCGTCAATATTTTTTTGATAACTAAAAGCTTTATAATAATTAGGAGTTACTTCTATATATTTATTTATAACAGGTTCTTCATATAAAGTACTTATAGAAATTTTTATATCAAGCCTGCGTGGATCTATAGCTTGTATTTCCCAATTCCAACCTGTTAAATTTTCATATTTTCTATATTCATCACTATTAGTTGTTGTACATATAGGCTCATCAATAATTACATATTCATTTTTACCATTAATAGTAGAATATGTATCACTGATAGGATATCCTTCATCATTACGTAATTGTATTCCTTGAAGAAGATAAGTACATTCAGTGGTGCTGGATACTCTACCTAAATTAGTTTCTTTATATAATAATTTTCGCATCCAATAATCTAATGTAAGATTATCTTCTATATTTTGAAGATCATAATTAGAAACATAATCAGTATCCCAAGTAATTCCCCAGCCAATTTTACCCAATTCATATACCGCTAATGATTCACAAGTACAAGTAGCAATTTTTTGTTCACCATTACGACTTTCGGTATAACTTTTTAATACAAATTCTTCTATTCTATCAGGCTCATTAGTTTCTTTGTTATATTCTATATAACGAATTTTCTGTTCGTTATAAATATGCTGCCAAGCTTCATTTTGTACAAAATTATTCTTATCATTTCTATTAGGAATTTTTTCTTCTTCGTCAATAAACTCTTTATAATTGAAAATATACATTGGAACAGAAAAAGTTAAAGTTTTTTCTCCATTTATATTTTCAACAAAATTTTCTTCATAACTCTGTCCTTCAAAATCAGAATCTGCTGATTTTAGAGTACAAAGAAAATTATCCTCATGATCCCATATTGTTAAACTAAAATTCCTTTTATTTCCTATCATCTTTACTCCTAAATGTAAGTATGATCATATTCTGCAACAAATTGGGTTAGACTATAATTACAACTATATTTATTAGGATATATAAGAAAACATAATTCTTCATTAACTGGAGGAGTATATTGATTTACAAAATCATAATCAGCAGGATAATCAATAAATATAGTTGAAGGAGATACAATATTATTTATTCCATAACTACCATATCTAGCTACAATATCATAGTCATTCCAATATTCTTTAAATTCTTCAAAAGTATGTACAGATTCTTTTTCATCAGAACTTGTCATACTATTATCATCATTATAAGTAAAAGTATAAAGTATAGGTTCTGGACTTTGATTAGAATTTAAAACTTGAGTAAATATACAAGATTCAGTCGGTTTTGTATGATAAATTTTAGGGAAATAATGATTATAGTGTGCACCAATATTAATTCTATCGGTGATTTGTCTTCTATTATTATTTAATCCAATACAATAAACTTCTTGTTTACTTCCCAAAATTTCTATTCTATAATATACAATATTATCTGTATTAGAATACTTTTTCTTAATAGTTTGTAATGGATTTGTAAGAATATAACTTACTCCATCATTATAATTTTTTATTTCTAATGGTCCACTAAAATTATTTTTTTCAATAGTTATATAAAAATCTGCTGAAGCTATACCATTACCAGCATTATATAAAGAAAAAATTTGATTCGCTGTTTCGGCATACCCAATATTTTCGTGAGGTAAATATATACCATTTCGCATATAATTTTCAGGTAATAATCCACTATCTAAAAATTGTTGTGACACTAAATCATTCTTTAATAAAGTAGGTATTTCATATTTTGGATTATATATTCCAAATTCTTGCATACTATAAAAAGAAAAATTAACTTCACCCTTTAGCACATCTTTTTGAAATGTATAATTAGGAACAGATTTAAACTCATCAAAAGGCAAAAAATTAAAAACAGGAACATTAGAAAGTTTTACTAAATATCTTTTATAAGGTTGCTCATCAAAAACAAGCCAACCAACTACATTTGGATAAAGCCAATGTTGAATTTTATGCATTGTGTGAGATGTAATATCATCAAATACACAATTTATTTCAAATTCTTTATTTCCTAATTGAGTACCAAAATAGTAATTCCCATTTTTACCAGGCACAGAAGTAGAAATATCAGAAAATTGAGAAGATAAATTTTGGTGGTAGCGACTTCCATCGCTAACCACCAAAAGTCCAAATTCACTAGAATGGCGTCCCGCAAATGTAAAACCTAAGTATCCATTTGTTTCAAACATCCATTAACTCCTTATACAACAGATAAAACAACTCTGTTGTGTATACTTTTCATAATTCTATTTTCAACTTGTTTTGCAACTTTATCTATATCAGTTTCATTATCAAGTCTATCTACATTGATATTAGTGTTAATATCTCCTATATTATAGGACGAACCTAAAGTAGAATTTATATTAGAATTATTTGCAGCTGCGCGTTCAAGAGAAGAAACCATAGAGGTAAAGAGCTTAGTTTGCTTTGCATTAAGAACCGCTTCTGGCTGAGATTTTGTACCATCAAGCCATGCTGGACCAGTAAAGTTTGCAAGACCGCCTTGTTTATAAGGATTTAAATATGGTTGCATAGCTCTATAAACTTTATAAGGATGAATTTTCATCATAGATTCTATATATGATTGAGCACCAGAAATTGCTTCACCTTCACTTTTATATCCTCCCAAAGTAATAGTTTTTTTACCATTTTTATTATCCATATAATCTAAAATAGAACTAAATTCATATACTTCTATTCTATATTTTTTAGTTTTTACAGGTTCTTCAGCAGGAAGTCCTCCACTACCAGGGTTAACATTGGTAGTCTGAGTGGTAGGAGTAGTAGTTCCACCTCCACTACCAGATTGTTGAGGAGTTACAGTTTGTATACTATTAGCAGCTTGTTGAACAGCATTTGTAAGTTCTCTACCCATCGCTTGTACTTGAGCTTCTATGGCACTTACTTCTCTATTTAAACTATCATGCATAGCCCGTCTTTCTTCAAGAAAAGCATCATACATTTCATCAGCTATCCCTAATAGTTTATCTTTCAAAATATAAATACTGCCACCTTCATCTCCCAATTCAGATAAAGCTTGAATATCTTTTTCCATAGCAGACATTAATGCATTAACTGTAGTTTTCCAGTTCTCATGATAACCAGTTAAATCAGAAGTTAAAGTTGTCCAAACTTGCATATAACTATCCATTACAATTTGCATTTTTCCAGCTTCATCTTCTAAAATATCTTTAGACATAATATAAGTTTGGGTATTTAAATCAATAGCATCTTTAATTTCTGTAAGACTATCAATATATTCTTTACCTTTAGCTATGCGTTGATTTAAACTTTCAATTTCACCTTCAATAACACCTTTATATGTAGCTTGAGTATTTAATTCCCATTGTCTATGCTGTCTTTCTCTAGTTAATTCATTTTGATTAATATAATTTGTAGTATTCTCTAAGGTAGCCATCATAGAATCAGCACCTTCAGCTACAATATCATTAACCATTTCCCAAAGAAGAATAGCATTTTCTTGCATATAATCTAAACGTTCTTGAAGTGCATTAACTTCCATATCATAAAGCTCATGCCGTTTTTCTATCTCTTTTTCTAAAGCATTAACCTGTTTATCAACTAAATCATCATATAAATCTTGTCTTTGAGATTCAATTTCTTTATTTAAATTAGCAAGTTCTTTTCTATAAGCTCCAGATGTATCTTGTTGTAAAAGTTGAGCACGTTGTAAGCTTTGTTGATAACTTTTTTCTTTATTAGCATCTTCTCTTGCTTGCCGTTCTTTATTAATATTATCTTTTACAGATTGTAAATAATCTTTATCAAGTTGTTTAAGATAATCATATTGTTGTTTCTTTTGATTTATTTCATTTTGATATTGCTCTACAATAGCATCATATAATTCTTGTTGCATATCTATTGCAGTATCAACATAATAATTATAAACTTCTGAAAGTTCTTGTACAAGTTCTTGTTGTTCGGCAAGTTTATCATTCAAAGTATCTATTAAATCTTGAATATGACTCATACTATCTTGCATATCATCATAAGCATCTTCTAAACCTTTTTCAACTACATTATCATTTAAATCTAATTGCCAATTAAGTTCTTGAATATAATCATTAAGATTTCGAATTTGTTGTTTAACTTCTTCAACTGAACCATCATCTATTGCAGCTTCAAGTTTAACCTTCATTCCTTTTAATCCAGTTAAATCTACTGTAATATCTTCATTATCTTCCAATGAATCAACAAGACTATCCACGGTAGAAAGCATGGACTCATAAGCACTTCTTTGCTGTTCAAGGACTTCTTGAGTGGCTTCCATAAGATTAAGTTCATTTTCTTGCTGATTTATAAGTTTAGACAATTCAAAAGAAACTTTCTTAACGTCATTAATAGTTTCTTCCCATTGATTAAGAGTGGTATCACGTTGGAAAATTTGCCAACCACCCATTCTATTATCTACATTATAATATTCATTAAACTCTTTTTCAAATTCTTTAGCTTGTTGAGCTATTCCAGCGCGAAGTGAAAGAATATAAGCATCATTTGCAGCAAGTTTAGAAGTTATATTACCTACTTTTGCATCATAAGCACGAAGTTTATCTTGAGCAGAAGAATAATCAGATGAAATTACTTTATCTATATAATTTGCTTGAGTTTCAAGCTGATTAATAAGATTTTTAATATTATAATAATAATCCCATTCAGCTTCCCAAGCTTCAAAAAGGTCTGTAAAAGGATTATAATCTACTGTTATATCTCTAAGATCACGTTGAACATCTTTAAGAAGATCATCAAGGTCTTCAAGTGCATCTGCTAAATTTTCTGCAGCTTTAGCTAATGCTTCTAGCTCTTTTCCAGTATCCTGAGCTCCTTTCCCCGCTTCTTCAAATTCTTTTTTTAATTTTTCAAGTTGTGGTACATCTATTTCTTTTAAATTTTGAAGTTTAGTCCAAGCTTTATGGACTCTCTTTTCTGCATCTTCAAGAGCGGCATTAACAAAATCTGTAATATTTTGTCTATTTTCTGGATTATCAGGATTTAAATCTTCTATTTTTATAGGCAAATCAATTTCTTGGATAGTTGATTGTTTATTAATTTCATTAAATACTTCATTAAAATTAATAGGTTGTCCAGTCTTTAAACCCTGTATAAACTGTTCATAATCTATATCCATTTGATTTAAAGCCTTTCTAAACATTGATACCATTTGATTATCTTTATTAGCATGAGCATCTAATTCTGCATCAGCACTATTTTGATAAACCTGTATTGCTTGTTCATTTTCTTTTTTAGTAGATTTTAATTCATCTTTATTATTTTCTATAAATTTATCTGTTGCTGTTGTATCTAATGTAATATAATCACCATATTGACTTTTTAAATACTCATATTCCTCAACTGCATTTTCATATTCTCGTATAGCTTCCTGTCTATCTAATGCTAATTTATAATCATAATATGATTTTTCATTATTCATCATATTTTGAATATTTTCTTCAGAAATTGTGTAAATTTTTCCTTCTACACCCTCAATTGTAGTTCCTACTTCTTCAAAATATTTAGCATACTGAGGCATAAGCTCTAATACAGAAGTCATTTCATCTAAATCTAAAAAGCCTTTTTCTTTAATAGTATCTTGAACAGATTGAATAGATTGTAAATTTTTTTGATAATTTTTTGCTAAATTAATAGATTCTGCCCAACCAAGTTGTTCAGCATCTATTTCCATATTACTAAGAATATCAAATTGTTGTTGTAAAATATTTTTTTGAGCATTTAATTGTTTTAATCTCAAAGCTTCTTTGGGTTCTAAATCCGTAGTTTTATTTTCTAAAATTGTAATTTCATCAGTAACATCTTGATATGCTTTTAATATATCTTTTTGCGTATTTTTTCTATCTTTTTCCAATTCAAAAATCATACGCATATTCGATACCATTAATTCACCACTTTTATTATCAACATAAACTCCAGAATCAGAAGAAGTTAATTCTGTATCTGATAATTTAGTATTAGTTCCAGAAATAATATTATCAATACTAGTTTTTAATTCTGCAATAACTGGTTGAGCTTTTGTTTGAACATCATCAAAAATTTTATTAATAAGATTTTCTATTTCTCTTTCTGCATCATCTGTTATTTCTAAAATAAAATTTTTTGTATCTTCTTCTAAATTCAAATCATCTAAAGATTCTCTTATATCATTAATTGAAGATCTAACACCATTTACACTGCCCTTTTCAAAAGCTTCTGAAACTTTATCGTTTAATTCATCTGCATAAGGAGCAATATCTTGAAGCATTTTAAAACCTTCTTGACCAGTAAAACCTCTTGCAGCCAATGTTGTAGCTAAATCAGATCTAGTTTGTAATTGTTCTATTGAAAGATTTGAATAAAAAGTTTCTTCTTGTCCAACTTTTGGCACAACTTTTAATGATTCTTTTAAAACTTTTAATGTATTTTGTCTTACTATCTCTTTATTTTTATTTAAACTTTCTAAATAACCTTTAATAAAATCTTCACCTAATACAACACCATTATTATTACATATTGCCTGTAATTCTTTTTCATTACTTTCTCCATTAAAATATTTTTTTAATGCCTCTGTTATATTAAAAATTTTACTGGGCTCTTCAATTTTAAATAAGGTTGCAAAAAATAGTGCTATATCCTGTTTATTTTCTTCAAATTTTGAAGGATCCATTTCATATAGCATCTGTTTTAAATAAGTAACAGGACCACTATATTTAGGATCTGTTATTTTTAAATCATCAAAATATTGATCAACATCTAAACTATAAAGATAATCTTTTACAGCATCAGAAGTAGAAATTACAGTATTTCCAAGTAACTTTTTAAGTTCTTCAGTAATATCTTCTAATGTATTAGCATATTCTCTAATAACTTTACCGCCTATACCTCTTTTTTCAACTTTTTCAAAAGATTTAGACATCATATCATAAACATTATATTCTTTAGCTATCTTTTCTAATTCAGTAATAGCTTTTTGTTTATCAAATACACCAGAATCTTTTAAAGCAAGTATAGAATCTATATCTAAAGGAGTTTTAAAATCATTTCTTGAATTTAAAATTCTTTGAGCTACTTCATCAGGTATTCCAGCCGTAGTTAAATTTTCTTCAGTCCATTGACCTCTAGGGGTATTATTTAATAAATTTCTTTGTCCTTCTCTAACTAATTTTCTATTTTCTCTAATTTGTTTTTCAATAGAATCTGTTGTTTTATCTAACGCATTTCTATTTTGTAATTGCATATTTCCATATGCATCCATATATGTAATTGCATTAGAATATGTTTCTCCAATTTCTTTTATAATTCCATTTAATTCTTCTTGTTCTTCTTTAGTTCTATTAACTTTTTTATTTAAATTATCATAAGATCCTAATAAAGATTGCTTAACTTTTAAATCTTCTTGTAAATCTAATATTTTTTCATTTAATTCTTTAACTTCTTTAGCAGCATCATTAGCTCTTTGACTAGCTTTTTCTATGGCTCTAATCATTACATAAATAGCAGTTGTAACTGCTAATATACCTAATACTTTTGGATCAAGAACAAAATTTAATATTCCTCTAAATGCAGTTTTACCTTTATCTCCAGCTTCTTTTAATGATTTTCCTAAGGTTTTTGCAGCTTTTGAAAAATTCATAACTTCTTTAGATCCAATTATTGCCTGTTTTTCAACAGGTTTTAAAGCATTAGAAATAACTTTCCATCCACCACCACGAGTATCTAATTGTTTAGCACCTTTTTCTAATCCTGTATATAATTGATCCATAAGACGTTTACCAATCCCAAAAGCAGTAGCTTGAGCATCGCCGCCACCTAAAAGATTAGTAATAATTTTAATTAATCCACCTTGTTTAGTTAAAAGTTCTTGTAAACCTATTGCTCCAATTGAAGTTCCTATAGCTGTAATAATAGGTGGTATTCTACTAAAAAGATCAACTAAAGTTGAAAGACCATTTATAGCAGTTTTTATTAAATCATTATCAACAATTTTAGAATAAAATTTTTCCCAAGATGCAGTTAATCTTGCTTGTGCAGCTTTAACACTATCTTGATATGTAGCATATTGCTTTAAAGCAGCCCCAGCAGAATTTTGAGATTCTGCAACAAGGTCAAGAGTTCTATCATAATTATTCATCATTGCTAAAAAACGAGATTGCTGACGAGAACCAGCTGCAACAGTAGCAATATAAGCTTGTTGATTTCTTGTAAGTGATTGCCATTTCATACCTAATTCATCAAAAACATCTTGTAATGCTCTAAATTCACCTTCAGAATCTCTTAATGCAATACCGATTGTAGCTAATGCAGCTTCAACTTTATTTGCAGATACTCCATCTTCTAATATTGCCATTGGATCTTTTTTCATATCTTCAAATCTGGCAATAATAGTCTTCATAGCAGTACCAAGATTTGCTGGAGCCTCACGTGTAACTTCAATCATTTTACCTAAATAACCCAAAAGGTGATCAAAGTCAATTCCAGCTGTATAAGCAGATGAAGCAGTTTTTTCCATTGCAGCACTAAGTTCATTAAAATCTGCAGCGGAAACAGCACCTACCATAGCAATTTTATCAGTATAAGCCATGGCAACCTCTGCAGATTCATTATAACCTTGTATAGCAGCAGTAAGTGTATTTGCAGCTTCAGTCATTGTAACTTCACCTAAAGCCGCACTAATAGTTGAAGCTTCAACCATTTTCATCGTATCAGCAGCATTTAAACCTTGCTGATAAAATAATTTTGCACCTTCAGTAAGATCTTTTGTTGTAATAGAATATTGTTTAGCAAGTTTATTAAAAGAATCAAACATTTTCCAAGCTTCTTCATTACTTCTTTCAGAAACAATAGCAATTTGTGTAAAAGCTGCATCTAAATCTTCAACTGATTTTATAGCTTTTTTTACAATTTGAATAGATTTATTAAAAATTGCCATTGCAGAAATACTTGATTCTATACGATGAGCTAAAGTTCCAAAAGTTGCTGATAAAGCATCAATTTGAGCTTTTTCTCCTTGTATTTGTTTAATACCTTCTTCGGCTTGATTATTTAAAATTCCTAAAGCTTGTGCAATTTCTTCAGCTTGATCTTTTGTTATTTTACCAGAATCTACAAGACTATCAAGAGCTTGTTTCATAAAAGTAGCTTGTTCAGCAGCTATTTTTATTTTTTCATCTTCACCATCTGCTAAAATTTTAAGATTTTCTTCACCTATTAAAGTTTTTAATTTTTCAATTCCCTCTGGACCAACAAACTGTTTAAGATGATCTAAAATTTCTGGTGTTATAATATTGGCTAAAATTGATTGCTTACCTTCTGGTATATTGAAATATTCTTCAACAAATTGAGAATAAGCATCTAAAATTTTCTGTACATCTGCTGCACTAGCATCCTGTTTTAATTTTAAGATATCATCTCTAATTTTACTATATACAGAATAAGCACCTTCATCACCAGTTACTTTTGAAGCACCTAAAGTTTTTCCTTCTTTAAGAGAAACTCCAGAATCTTTTCCAAAAAGTAATTCTATAAAACCCTCTTTACCAGTTTTATGATTTACTTTATTTTTAAAATCTTCTTGAAGTTTCTCTACCATATTTTCTGTTTGAGATTCAACTTCTTTAATTATTTCATTAAGTTTATCTTCAATTTTATCAGGAGGAACAGAAATTAATTGTTCAATAAAACTATTTAATGTAGCATTACTTTTTCCATTAATTTGTCCTTCTTTAGATTTAGAAAAAGTATTTAAAATTTCTTGTCTTGTAGTTTTTAATTTTTTTTCTACATCATCAAGTTGTTTTTCAAATTGTTTTAATTTTTCATTATCTGCTGCTGAAAAATTTTTAGTAAAATCAGCTTCTGCAGTAATTTTACTAAGATTAGCCATATCTTTAGATATTTCTTGTATTAATTTTTGATAGGCTATAAGTTCTTTTTCATTAAAATTAGTTTTAGCACTCATTTTTTCAAGTGCTGGTATATTAGCCTCAACTTTATTTAAGGCTGTTTCTAATTGTTTTCGTAAATCATCACCAATATGACTATTGGCCATTTGTTTACGTATTTCCTTTAATCCATTTGAAACTTTAGAAGTATCAAATTCTGCTGAGTATTGTACTCGCATTCTTATATCTTGATTAGCCATTATACTACCCCTTAACCTACTATAATTCTAGCATCCAATTTTTTACTATGCTCTTTATACATATCTAGCATAATTCTTTTTATTTCATTGTTCTGATCAAAATTTCCATAAGTATAATGTTCAACTTTATCTTTTTCAATACTCAATTTTTTAAGATCATCTTTACGTTTTTGCTCTCCAATTGATGGGTTTTTATAATTAATTGTCATCTTTAATTTAAAAAATAAATCTTCAATTTCTTTAGACATCCTTACTACTTCACTTATCCCTTGATTTGCAGAAACTCTATATAAAAAATCTGCATGTTCACTTTTAAATATTGAAGTACCAGGCAATGATGCTGCAGTGTCATTATTACTCCCATAATTATTTAATACTGTATTAGCTATACCTCCTGCAACGAAAATTGCTCCATATTTTCTTGCTATATAATTAAAAATATTTGAAACGTCATCTGAGTCTGGTTGCATTAACTTATTTATACTAGTATACGCAAAAAGATTTTTATCATGATCAAAATCATCATACATAATTTCTGTATTTTTTAAAGAATTTAATAAAGCCGAGAGAGAAGTTGTATTATGAAATTTTGTACTAGAATCAGTTTTTTTAACAGATATTCCTCCCAATGGTATTATAAGATTATTCTGTTTTAATACTATAATCATATCTGATTTAGCATAAGTTTTTGCTTTTTCAGTATTATTAATATTGTTTTGTTTTCTATAAGCATCAGCTTCTCCCATAATAGTTACAGTCCCATTAGAAAATTTCCCTGTACCATTATTAAGAATCATATCTTTTGTAATAATATTATAACCTTCTGTAATATTTTTATAATAGTTAGAAACACGTCCATTTATTTTATGTAATTCAGTAATTATAGTTTCTTGAGGAGTTTGTCCATTTGTTGTTATTTTTTGTAATTTTTTTATTTCTTTTATTAAAGTTGGTAATGACCTTGCTGATTCACCTATTCCTCCTAAAATTTTATCTAAATTTTCTGTTATAGTATTAACTTTCTCAACATAATCATTCCATTCTTTCTCTAATTCTATCTGAAATTTATTTATATCCAATTTATCATTTGATAATATTGGCTCATATTTTAAATTAGTTTCACCTTTAGCAATTTTTTTTAAATCATTTGAAAAATCTGTATTATTTTTTAAATTATTAAGCTCTTGTATTATTTTTGTTATTTTATCTCCAGGTAATATAAAACCACACTCTATAAATTTTTTTGTAATATCTACATTTTCATTACCAAAAAGAGCTATTAATAATTTATCCTCTCGCAATCTCTGCGCTTCTAAAAATCTTTTTATAAATTCAGATTCTTTAAAATTTGTATTAACATCTTTTTCATCTATATCTTTTGCTGTTAAATTAAAATTATCCTTATTATTATGAATATAATATGGAAAATTATCAATTTGAGCATAATAACTTTTTTCTCTATTATTTGAATTCAATATTAAATTATTTTCTTTTTTCTCTTCTTTTTTATTTTTAGAAAGGTCTTCATGAATAGCACTAGAAAAAATGCTACCAAAACTTCTCTCTCTTCTTGCCATACTACCTCCTTTGGTATATGGTAAAAAAATAGCCTTCTACCACATTTATTGCGGCAAAAGGCTAAATTACTGTAATATCTCTATCTAAAATTGTTAAACTATAATTACTGCGTTCCTCTCTACTCTCAGTTTTACTTCGTACACTTTGTATTGCGAAGTCGCCCACAATTGGCGTAGCCTTTTTACCCATTATTAAATTTATATTACCCACTACATTTGCAGTTGGAATAGTGAGTATTCCAGTATATTCTTCTCCATCATTATCATCTTTAAGTAAAAACTGTATTTCAGCTTTTACAACAATATTTGATAGAAAATTTTGTCCAATTGAGTATTTGTGAGCTTCCTCTATTTCAAAAGAATAGTCCACAGTAATTTCTTGTTCAGCATATTGATTATCTACAAGAATAATATCATCATCTCTATCAATAGAAATTTTATTTCCTTGAGAATCATAACAATAAATACCAGGTATTGGAGTATGATTTAATTTTATTGTACCATTATAAGAAGCAGTGTGTACTTCTCTAGTACTAATAACTATATTTTCTTGTTTAATAATATCTGAATCTAATAAAAAATTAAAATCACGTTTTGATAAAACACCTTTTGATACTAAAAAATTAACATTATTATGAGTTAACCATTGCACCAATCTAGGTTCATTTTGTCCACCTTCTGCGGCACGTGTAGTTTTTTCTTCTACAAGTTTTCCAGCTTCAACATCTTCTAAATATAAAATAGTTTCTCCTACTCCATATTTTTTATTACCTATTTGAACTGGACAAACTGCCTTAAGCACAATTGAATGTACTTGTTGTATTCCATATTCTTCAAACATATAGAATTATAGGTAGAGGTTATTAGCCTCTACCTATCTATTTTATAAATTAACTATTACTTGGTAAAGTATCTGATGGACCAAGATCTGTAGCAGCTTCTTCACCACTAGCAAAATTATATTTAACAAGGTCAATCATTCCAGTATCCCCAATATTACGTAAAACTTTCAGGGACATATTGAATGTAGATGGATCACCATCAGCACTCAGTGTAATCGTATTTTCTGGAGAAACTTTTGCACGATGAATAATGAATTGGAAGAATTCATCTTTACCAGTCGCACGGTTACGAGCAAATGTATCACCAACTACACGATAAGTACCTGGGAATGTATCAGAATTAATATGAATAACATCAGCAGTACCATTACTACCATCTACAGGAGTTTTGTAGAAAATAGCAATTTGTTTAGCATCTGCTGAAATCGCGGTTCCACTTGAACCTTTCTTAATAAAGTTAGTAGCTTGAGCTGTAGTTGCACCTGTAGAAGTGCAAGCTTCCCAACCACGAAGTTGTTCACCAGAAGTCCAACGACCATTATCATCAATTTCATAAATATAAATTGAATTCTTCACAAAATTATGTTTTAATTCAATCATATCACGAGTTGTGGTAGAAGTCGGGAATTTATAAACTTCATTAACGACATCAATATTAACTTCACCAGTACCAGTAGTAGCAGATTCTACTTTACCAGCACCTTGCATGATAGCCATTGATTTAGGGCTAAAGAGCGCATCTTCAAGAGTAACATTAATTTCAAGACCAAAGTCCCAAGAAATCAAAGCAGGATTACCTTTACCACCACGAGCTTCAGCTGTAGAAGCGGTCTTTTCAATGGTGGAGACTTTAGCCGTATCAATGTACAGAACAGGTTTTTCGTGACCAGCTGTATCACGTTCATAGAAAGTAACGTCAGCGACTTCCTTAATGCCATATTGTTCAAAAATACTAGCCATTAAATTAAATCTCCTCAAGGAATTTTAAGTTATTCTTCATCATCGCTTTGACCCTCTAACCAATGATGAAGTGGTTTATCTTTCATATCAGCTCCAGCTAGCATGCATCTGAGCTGAGTTTCGTAATTATCGGTGATTTTAAGCCGTTCAAGTAAAAAATAAAAGGTATAATAAGGAAGATGAAGTACATCTTCCCAATTCATATTACTTTTACTCCAAAAACCTCCAATAAGGTCACTAAATTGAGTTTTTCCTTCTTTTTTTGCTTTAGCTTTCTCACGCGCTAATTTTGCATTTTTAAATTTTTCTTTCATTCTGCGTTCTGCTTCTGAAAGATTACTATCATCTTCATCCTCTTCTCGTAGTTTATTACCTTCATAAATAATATCTATATATTTGATAATTTCTTCAAAACCTTCCTGATTTATTTCAATATTATCTATATTATTATAACTACAAGTAAGAATTTTTTCTTCTAAATTAACCTGTATATTATTTATACCAGTAAAAAAATAAAAAGCTCTTTCAATTAAAGATGATAATTGAGTTTGATTATTAAGATTAAGTAAAAGATAGAAAAAATTATCCATTGGAAAATTAAAAGTTTCTTCTAATTCTTTATTAGATAATTCAAATAATTGTATAATTTTATAAAAATCTTCTAACCCAAAATCAATAATTTCTCCTATTGTCCTATGGATGAAAAAACAATTAATTTTTTCTAAAAGTATAGGTTTACCGCCAATAATCTTTAATTTTAAATTTTCATTAATTAAATTCATAAGTGCTATAAGTCAAACCATAACCAGTTAATTGAGAATTAAGAACAAATCTGTCAGCTTTAACAAATTGTAATTTACCTATATTTGCTATTTTTTTATTACCAAATAATTCATCAATTCTAGACATTAACAAATATGGACGTAAAGATTTATCATTAATAATCCAATTTTCAGGAGGACAAACTATTATAAAAAGTAAATCGGCATCTTTAAATTCTGAATTTGCAAGATTTTGATTAAAACCATCATACAAAATAAGAATATAACTTCCTTTAATATCATCATTTTCTGGCACTTTCGGCACCAAAAGAATGTTTTTATGAAGCAATGCTAATTTTTCATCCTCACTCATGTCATTATGACTTAATGGATTATTATCTGTATAATATAACAATTTACAAATGTCATTATCTTCAAGTATTCTCTGAGCAATAACAAATAAATTATCACCTACAGCTTTAAAATTTCTAATATTACTACTCATATTCACCTACCATAATGACACTATTGAAATAGTTTTTTCTATAAAATTATTCCCAAACTGTGCTGTTAATATAACATCACCAATTTTTCTTTTATTATTAGCTTTAACATAAGCTACACCATTTTCATTTTCTACAGTAGCTAATGTTTCATCACTTAATGAATAATCAACTTCTTCAACTGGTTCAATACTACCCCATAAATTCTTTTCTACTGAATATATTGAAGTTTTACCCCATTTAATATTACTATCACCAACAATAGTATAGATAGGATCATCTTGCGGTTCATCTCTTACTCCTACTACAATTGTTAATTGTATTTCTTCTTTATTAGCTAATTTAATAACTACTTCTGTATCTTCTTCATATAATTGTTCATATTCAATACCACTACCAACTAATCTATTATTTATATAAAAATTAAAATTAGCATTATAAATAAGGTTACCTTTTTCATAATAATATGGTTTTATAATATATGAAGTATCTCTTTCTACAGTTGGATTTTGTAAAGTTTCTATATAAAACTTATTTTCATCCTTATAATTAGCTAAATCTTCAGAGTCACCATTATCAATAAGTAAATCTTGTTGTAAATCTTTCTTATCTTCACCTAATGTAATATAAGTAATTCCATCAACAGATGAAGAATCAAATTCAATAACATACCAACCTTCACCGTCTACTATAAAACGTTGTTCACGTTTAATATCTTTAGTAAAAGGCATAATTATTTCCATAAATTTATTTGGTTCTGAAGCAATAATTTCTTGAACGCGACTTTTAAATGTAGCTCGAATCATATTTTCTTTTGAACTAAATTCATAAACATATTGTTCATGCCGCACTCCATATTGATCTATCCATTTAAGTTTATGATTACAACGAGAAATATAACTTACTGTATGATCTTGAAGTGAATTTTGTTGAATTTTCCAAACTATCCAATAATTTTCAGGACAATTTATAGGTTCATAATATTTCCAATATATAAGTGAGCCAATTGGAAAATAATTTCTTAATGAAGAAAGCATTTGTTTTGATAAACGAGATTCATCTTGTTTATTTTCAACTATAGCTACTTTATATTGTTCTGTTTCATAAATTATATCTACAGAAGTTGGTGTTTCGGCAAGGTATTGATCAAAATTACGTTGTGCTATATGTTCTATTTGATCTTTATAATTTGACCCATCTGCTGTCATACGTGCTTTAAAGGTTTTAAAATATTCACTTGTCTCCATCTTCTTCATCTCCTAATAATGACATACAATCAAAAATAGTAGAACGAAAATAGGGATAATCTAAATAACGTAAAGCACCCATTTTAGCTTGAAGTTCTAAATAATTTATAGTTCTTAAAAAAGTTTTATTTCCAAAAATTTCAATATATAAATTATTTAAAAAATTTTCCCATTCACCATTTTTTTCTTTTTCACATAATAAAGCAAAAAGTTTATTTTTTAATTTATTTCTATAAGCTGAAGAAACTGCATCCATCAATTTCCTCCAGCTAAATTAGTATAATCAAAAACTTTACGAGAATATTTATTAGCTATTTTTTTACATTCTTCATCATATACTGCTTCAAGATTAATCAAAGCATTAAGATGTGCTGCTTTACCACTAATTTTAAAATCTTTATCATGATAAAGCATTTCAATATTTTTCCAATTTGTAATAGAGCGTTTTAACCACTCATGTTTCATATAAGTAGCAAGCACTTGTTTTTCGGCATCTGTAATTTCTTCTGCAAAACCAACTTCTTGAGTATCTGGATCAATATAAAAATCTAAAGATACTCTAGGAAAAAGAAAACTTTGCACAGCCATTCTAAGTAACATTTGCCAATCAGATTTAAGAATTTCTAAATCTTCTGTCCAAGCCCATTCTTTAGCATCAGTTTTTGCTAAAAGAAAATCATATACTTCTGAAAATTGAGTCCCCATTATACCTCCTAATCAAGAGGTTTATTTTCTTTAGGTGTTTCTTTTAAATTTAAAGTTTTTATTACGTTAATACCAGTAGCTTTTTCAATAGCTTCATTTATAACATAATCTTTAATTTTTAGTTCTAAAGCAGCTTCAACTATATTTTTCTTAGTTGCTTCAGTTCCATTTTTTAAATTCTCTTTAATTTTACTATATTGAGTAGTAAGTGGAACTACACTAAGCATTTTTTTAACTTCTTCATAGCTTAATGAATTATCAATTTCTTCCATGAAGTCTGTAAACATAAGTTCTTCCATAATTTCTTTATAATTTTCATTAGTAGGAAGAATTTTTAAATATGCTTTTGCTATAAGTTGGCGAAAGCCATGCGCAAATGCGGCATCTTGTAAAAATTCCCATTTTACAGGAATAGTTTGTCCAGGTTGAAAGTTAAAAACTTGTACATGATTAGGACAATTAAAACCAACTTCATATCTTGTAAGATTTTTAATTAAAACTTTTGAATTTTCATCCATATCCTTTACTCCTAAAAAAGGGGAGGAGGAACATCCTCACTCCCCTTTAATCATTAATTTTATATTAGCTCAGATTAGTATTCTGATAAATGCCCCAATAATTCGGATTAGTAACCATAGCTAAACCGACTTTCTTGTACATTTGAACACCAGTAGACCAATCCATACCACCACTATCTTTGTCATATTCACGAATCTGAGTATCGCCTTCTAAAACGATCTTCACGATGCGTTCTTCACCAGCAGGAATGACATAAGCATATTGTGGATCAATAACTTTTTCTGCATTGGTTTCATCTTTGAAGGATTGTGGTAAAACAATCACACGAACACCATGATACATACCAACATAACCCTGATTACGAATGTCATCAAGATCAGCAGCTGGCATATTAGGCGTTGCGGCACTGAAACCAACTTGATTTGTAATAGTCGCAGCAAATTCCTGAGAGCACCAAATCTCTGGGCGACCATAAGCACGAACAACCGCAAGTAAAGCATCCATACGAGTTGCATCAAAAGCAGTGTGAACTTTCACATTAGCAGAAGGCATAGAACTTGCAGCACCCTGTAAAATACCTTGGATCTGTTCATAAATTCTATCTTCAATACCTTCAGCAATAATCTGCATCAGTTCAACAAAAGATTCTTGACCGTTTAAGAAACGTTCCCATTCCACAACAGCACCAGCACCATAAGCTTTAACTGGAACTGTGAAACTGGAAATATCTAAACGGAAGGTTTCATACTGACCAGAAGGAGCAACTTGGGTAACAAAAGATTTACCGCGTTGATAACCCTTACGAACTTTAAATTCAACTTTATTACCTTGACCAACCTGACGAATTTCAGCAAATTGACCAAGAGTAGCATTTAAACGAGCGGGTAAATATTCATCAGCTAATTGCTGAAGTAATTCAAAAACATCGGGTTTAACACGCATCCATTCGGCGACGTTTTTGCAATTAAAATTATTGGCAACTTCACCATCAAAGGCAACCTTGCAATCCTGCACAGAAAATTCTTTAGAAGGAGCCTTGACATTTAAAGCTTTCAGACCAATTTCTACAAGTTTATTAATATCTGTCATCTCTTCCTCCTTTATTAAGCTTTCCGTACAGCGAATTTAACAGCCCAATCGCCATTTGGTAATGTATCCTGAGCAACAACCTGAAGGACTGGACCAACAGTTGGCTTAGAAGTATCAATCATAATATAACCAGATGTATCAACTTTACCATAAACAGCGGTACCAGCAGCAATCATATGCTTTAAAGAAGTAGTAGTTGTACTAGTATTATTAATAGCAGCAACATGAGTACCATCAAGTTTAACACAATTGGTGTGGAAAACATCACCAACAGAAAGTTCAAACATTCTTGGATATTGAACAGACACATTCGGTTTATTAGCAACAGCTTCACGAGCAACGGCAAAGGTATTTAAACCTTTGTATTCATATTCGTTTTCAACACTGAAGTGAAGTGCATAAACTTCATCAGCTGTAGTAGTAGCGACAGGTAATTTTACAGACTTCGCGGCATCATCAATCGCCAGAATCATGCCGTTGTAAGCGAGACCAGTAGAAAAACTGGTTTCATCAAGCTCATACTGGGACCAAATACGACCAGTGTGACGAGCTTTTAAGACATTGGCCTCCAACACAGGATAACCATTAATAGTAGGTGTAACAACAGCCATCTATAAATCTCCTTGATTAATTTTCTTTATACTTTCTAATAATGCTATCAACATCATTTTCTTCATGAGAAATATCGGTGTTAATCAGCTGAAAATTAGCAGAATCATGGTTAGCAAGTTTGCGATAGGCCATAGCCGCTAATTTGTCATTTAAATCTTCAATAGAGAATTTAGTCATGTCAATACTGCCAATTTCATCTTCTGTAAGAACTTCGGCATAACTGGCAATAACTCTTTCTTTTTCTTCTCTAATTTTATTTTTCTGATATTCCATGAGTTCAAAATTAGTTTTTTCAAGATTACTAATTTTATTTTCAAGTTCATCAATCTTTTCATTAAGATTTTTATTTGTTTGTTCAAGTTCAGAAATCTGATTTTGAAAAACTTCAACATCTTCATGGGAATCAGGTTTTTCTTCTTCTTCATTCTTAGAAAAAACTTCAGGAGCTTCTTCTTCCACTTTTTCTTCTTCAGTAGATTCGACTGTAAAAGTATCAGCAGGAGTTTCTTCAGTAACTTCCGTTTCAACTTCTCCTAAGTCATCATCACGAATTTGAGTGAATTCTTCAACTGGAGTCATTTCTTTTTCATTTTCTTCCATAGAAGTGTCTCCTTTATCATTTATAGTATTATAACTAAGCAATGCTTGTTGTTTATCAATTTTAAATAAGCGTTTAAATTCTCGCATATCATCCACAGAAAGGAATGATGCTCCTTCAAAGCAAGGCTCTACGTTATAACCTAACACGCAAATACCAAGCATTTCCGCAGAAGTAAACTTGAAACAATATTCACCATCAATTACCATGAAAGCCCCATTAATAGTATCAGGATTAATTTCCATAGATAATGGATGATTAATAATGTCATTTGCTTCTTCGAAAGCCTTAGTCCATAAAACTACATTAAAAGAAGCATATTCTCGTTCTACTCCATCATAGTCATAGCTAGTTTCCCATGCAAAATTAGGATCTTCTGGAATAAAACCATAAGCTCGTTTTCTATCACTATGAGTATGATCTGTGAAATCTTTCTTTTCATAGTCCCACAAACCAACAACAGGACAACCTATTGCAGTAGCTATAAAAGACTCAGCAAATTCCTTATCAATATAGCTACCGTTTCGGTTTAATCCAGTATAAAACACTCTAGCGCGGCATAAGGTAAAACCGCTATTTTCCATTGGACTATTCTGCGTAATTTGTGCTTGGAAAATAAGAGGTATTTTATCCATAATTACATACTTTCCTTATTTTCCACAGTTTTTTCAGAGGTTTCATCTAATTCTAACGCTGGCCGTCCACCTTCGTCGGCACTAGTAGTCTCGGTGTTACTACTAGCCCTGCTAGCTGTCACACTATTAGCGGTCGTGTGAGATGACTGGAGTGGAATCATTCGCGCATCAAGATCAAGAAATTCATTTTCAATCATAGTCAATGCTATTAAATCTGCTTGTCTAATGCCTAGGGCCGCTCCAGCATAGAATTTGCTGTAACCGTACTGAGCGCCTTTAATATATAAATCGCTCATTTCTTTTCTATTATAATGAGAAATTGGGAGTAAATTTATTTTATAAAAATATTCGCTATTTTTCCCAAATTTATAATTTACTATATAACTAATCCATCTTTGTACTGGTTTAAGTAAAGCTAAAACAAGAGATAAATCATTTTGTACTGAATACTGAATGGAAATAGCAGAATCATTATCAAATAATTGTTTAGATACACCAGCTTCATTATAAACCAAATGTGTAACTGCTCCCAGATCATTTCTAACATTATCTACTGTGCTACCTAATGAAGCTACTTCGGTATCGCAGAAGGTAGTAATCACATCTACATGTGGATTATCACTTAGCATATCTACTATACCTCTATGTACAGCTTCTACTTCAGGTAATTCAAATGCTAATTCATTTTCTTTATCCAAAGGAATTTGATTAATTACAAGTTTACTAAGTTCATTTTGTACAGAATCTAAATCTGCCTTTTGATAATCTCGTAAACGTGAAATTGCTGGAATTGTAGCAAGGAAAAATGGTAAAGCAAATGAAGAAGCAGAATCATCTAAACTGCATAAAAATGCAACTCCTTCATGTTCTTGGCATAAATACCAAGGAGTAGGTTCTTTTCCATCTTTCCATCTTTCATAATATTGTTTTACTGAAGGAGGAAAATTATTAAAAACTAATTCTTTTTCTAACTCATCAGTATAAGTTTCAAAAAATGAAACATTAAACTCAAGAATTTGATTACCATTATTACTGCGGAACCGAGTGCGGCAATAGCTTTGCGGCAAATCTCCTAAAATAATACTACCATTTGGTGCATCATATACTAAACCATAATAAGCACCTTTAACTAACATAGTAGTAAAAATTTTTGTAACTTCTTGGGGTATATTCATTTTTTCTACAAAATCTAATGCTTTGTAGTAATTCTTTAAAAATCTATTTTTATCTACCTTTTGTTTAATAAAATTTGGTACAACAACGGTATCATATAGAAGCATTGTAGAGAAATAGATAATGATACGTCTATATAATCCATTATAGTTAAAGAAATAGCGAGATAAAGCTATAATTTCTTCTAAATTTCCATTATTTATTATTTTCTCTATTGCTTCTGTATCAAAATATTCTCGTTTTGCTCTAGCCCATAAATATCTAGGTGAACGAGTTTTATTGCTATCTTCTTGAGTAGAAATAGCTTTCATTTTAGAGAAAGTAGATTTTAATTCATCCAAAGAAAACTTCATTCTCTATTTCTCCTTAATTCTTCATGATAAATGCAGAAAGCTTATTCTTTCCACGTTTTGCTTTTTTAGCTTCCTTATCTTCCATTTGTCGAATAGTGTATAAACCATATGAAACAGCAGAAAAACGGTCTTTTTGTATATCTTTATTAATGCGTTCAAGTGCAAGATTTTTTCCAGAACCTATAGATGCCTTAACCCGCAAATTTCCCATTTCTTCAATAAGACGAGTAGTCATTTCATAAGGCATAAGTTTAGCTACGCGTTTATCTAAAGTCATTTTTTGACCAGCTTTAGTTGCCATTAACTTAGATTTTGCTTCGTTTTCTTCAATGAGAAGCCGCACATGACCTGACATAAATTCAGCATAAGTTATAGAATATACTTCTGTATTAAGTGGTGCACTAGCAATAAGAACATTTAAAATTTGAGGAGCATCATTAGGTTGAACCTTTTTAAGCTCTTCATCATTAAATGAAGCATATGCTGGAAATACTTCACCTGTTTTAACATCAAAAGTTTCCATAACCATAAAGTCTAAAAGACCACGACCAAGCCCAGTTCCATCAATAATTACTTCTTTTGGGTCAAAAGCGGCAATTAATCTTTTTAAAGAATTAGCTTGATCTTGAAAATGCCGTTCATCTCCTCTAAATGTATATAAGTTTACTAACTTCTTTATCCATTTTTTTGGAGCCTTTTGCGGCAACACCTGCCAAACCGCAGCAATACTTCTAGCTTCACCACTTCTAGCCACATCGACAGAAATTACATAAAACTCTCCATTCTTTGAAGGTTTTGCTTTATAATGAGGATTTACAATTTTCCGTAATCTTGTTAATTTACTAGTAGGTATCCAAGAATTACTTGCCCCACCAGTAAAAATAGATAAATATTCTTGAGCAAATGTAATCTCATTGAAAGTTGCATCATTTTTAACATCATTAATGAAGTCTTGCGGCATAAGTCCGCAAGCAACTGGAACATGATAATCACATCCTTCTACATATATAGTGTCGGGGTCAAGAATAGAACGTTCAACCATATCTATCATTTTTTGATAACAATAGTCTGATTTTTGTGAAGCAGATGAAATCCAAGTTTGTGGTTGATGAGCTTCATGAGGGTTCCAAGCTCCAGATGCCGTTCTACGTGAAATATTCATTACTGGAATAACTACAGCATTTAATTTTTCAGGATCGTGATCGCGCACTTCATCTATAATACCAGCATTACGTCGCAAACCTCTAGATTTAGAAGTTACAGTAAGTACATCAAAATTAGAACCATTTTTAAAAAATAAATTAATTTCTTTTTGAGATTCATTTTTCTTAGCTATTTCGGCACCTAACATTGGCCATATAGATAATATAAGGTTAATTTTTTCCGAAGCAATTTCAACACCTTGTGAAGCCCCAGGTGCAACTAGAAACATGGTTGTACCAGGAAGAAATATACAACGAAGTATTCCGGCAAGAATAGAGAGAAATGATTTGGAGTAACCTCTTGATGCAATACAATAATGATATTTAAATCGCATACAAGCTCTTAAAAAGATGCGTTGATAAAAATATAGATGAAATTTAGATTCTGCCGGACATATTAAATCAAGAAATATATCTGGATATACAGCAAAAAATTCCATATATTTTTCAATAAGTTCTCTGTTTTGTTGTATATTTTCCTTAGTGAGAACAACATTTTTTTCTACACCATATTCATATTTTAATCTATCAATGGAAGATAAATTTTCTATTTCTTTATCATAAGACGAAATTACAGAATTTTTTTGTATATTTTTCTCTTCAATTTTTCTGTCTGGTCTAGGGTGAGCTGCACTTCCTTGTGAATTTCCTTGTTCAAGGCCTTGCCGCATTAGTTCACCTCTTTGAGTGCGTGTAGATTGATATAAACTAGATGTAGCCATATTATTCCTCTTCACCTACATCTAATTCTTCTTGTTCACTTTCATCAGTATATTCTTCATAAGAATCTAAAAATTGTTCATCTTCATGCTGTAAATCATAAGACCATTCTTCTTCAGAAGTAGTGCCATCTTCCATACGATCAAGAACTTGCATACGTTGGAGTCTTTGTTCTATACGTTCGGAAAGATTAGATTCTCCAGACACGATGCGCCGTAAGAATATTTGCTGACTTTTTATTGTTTTATCTACAATATCACGTTGTTCACCATCGTAGAATTTATTTATGAAGCCTGTCTTTTCCAAGAAGGCAACAAGCTCTCCTACTGATTCAAATGAAGAAGATGATTGAGCATTTTTAGGTGTGAATTCCGCCACTTTTACTAAATTTGTGTAGGCTGTCATTAGTTTTGCATATAGTTCAAGTTCGTGATTACGTTCAGCGATATCCATAGCTAATGAAAGTCGGCATAATTTTTTAGCTTGATCAGCTTGCATACCTGTAGCATTTTGAGTACGTTCCAAATCTTCATAGAGTTTTTGTAAATTTTCCAATTGAGAAAGTGTATATTGCGGCATTTCTAAGTCTACTTCCCAAAATGATCTAAGTTCATCTTCATATTGTTTTTGTTTTTCAGGATTTAGAGCTTCTATCAGCTTGCCTTGCTGTTCAAGTTGAAGAAGTTCTTCGGTTGCCGATTTCCAATCAACTTTTTCGGCATATCCATCCTTATATAATTGAGCCACATTTGTTTTATAATAAGTATTGAATATGGTTTGCGGTTCTAGGCGACCTTTACAGAGTAATAACCATTTGGATGGATTAAAAGGCCAATCGGCATATTGAAAAAGTTTGTCCACTTCGGCAATATTTCGCATATCCACTAATTCGCATAGACAATCAAGACAAAAAGGAAGACGACCAGATGGAATGAATTTAGAAGAGGTTTTATAAGTAAGGTTTTGCGGTATTTCTTTTCCGCATTTACTACATATTAGTGCATTTGTCATATTTATATCCTTTAAAGGCTACGAATGAAAGTTGAGAGCGTTTAGGAATTATTGAAGCATTGAAAATGCGGAAATAATTCCAATAAGCGGTTCAACTGAAATGAGTGCCGTTTACCCCTTTTTCAATTTTCCTCTATAACAATCCTTACAGTATAGGGCAAATCCTTTCGGTTTTCCACTAGCTCTATGAAAGTTATATGTTGTCAGTAATTTTCTTTTACCACAACAACTACATGTTCTCCATTTGTCTGGACAATTCCTGTACAATTTCTCCAAGTAAATTTCAGTGTATTCTGTGGTTATTTTTTTGGCTATTGTAACATTGAACATGGTAGATATTGTTGGTTGATTGTATTTTTTTCCATATTTATTCTCTATGTAGCGCAGCATTTGTTTGCCGTTCCAGCCTAACCAATAAAGTTGAAGAACATCTATGTGAAGAGGTGTTAGGTTGGCTTTGCGTATGGCTTGCCGCACATCGACAAGATAAGTGTACAGGTCACTTTCCATATAAGAAGGAGAAGATTCATAGGAACAATATTGTATAAGATCAGGAAGAAATTTTAGGAATTTTGCCATGTGGGTGTAGTCGGTAAGGTCTAAATCGGCATAATCTCCACTTTTAAGTTGTATGCCCATAGACCATGGATAGAAATTGGTGTGAAGAGGAGAAGAGGGAATTGAAATAGGCCATTGCGGCATTATACATTCCAAGAGATTATATTGTTCTTTATGGAGAGCAATAGAGAGTTTTGATAATTTATAATTATCGGTGGTAGATAGAATAGAGTCTATTCGGTCTATTTCGTCCCAAAGTTGCCGCATTTGGGCATTTTGTTGGAGAATAGGATTGGAGCGATCTAGTTTCCTAGGAGTTTTTTTGTATATTGTGGGTTGTATTGGACGTAGAGTGTATTCGAGAATGGCAAATTCACCTTTTCCATCTTCTGGATTTGGTTTATCTAAAAGTTCGTCCAAACTATCTTCTATGTGTTCTCGTTTAGGATTAGAAAATTCTTCGGGATAGATAAAAGGGGAATCTGGATGATTTTTATTGCTGGCTAAAAGAATATAGTCAGCCATTTGTGTAAGTTGTTTTTGTGAATAGGTAGTTTGAGAACATATTTGTGTAATATGAGCGCATCTATCTGTATCTGTTGTAAGTGAAAAATTTAATGTATAAGTTGTCAATACTACCTCCAAAATTCAAAATATATAATTATTATAGAGGATTAGAGGAGAATTGTCAAATATTGGAGATTATATATGGTTTTATATTTAAAAGTATTGTGCATGGTTGGTTTTAAAAATCTTGTGCATGGTTTGAATACCTGCGCCCAGGGAAATTTCCTGCAATTTTTCCAAAATTCCCGTAACCATCCCCCTATACTGTATTATTACATTATAAGAATTACCTTAATCCGCTGGAGCGGCCAGTCGGTCCAGGACCATGTAAACGTTTACAATAGTTTTATATTATTTTTGTTCTATAATAATTTATAATAAAAAAGAGTTTACAAGACTCTTTTTTATTATTTGTCAAGATTATTTATAAATAATCCTGTAAATTGTGAAAATTCCTTTTTCCTCATTGTATTCTTCAGTAGTAGGCATTTCGCTTTCAATATTTCTATATGCAACCTTTTTACCCATTTCAATCAATTCTTCTGTAGTATACTGTTTCAGGATAATTTTTTCAGTTTCATTATTCCATTTGTGTTCATTAATCTTCATCATTTCTGCGTTCCTCATTTCTTTCTTTATTGTTATATATAGTATACACCATTTTTCATTTTTGTGTAAAAATTAATGACAGTCATATTATAAACATGACATTTGTCACTATATTATATTATAAAAAAAGAGTTTTATAAACTCTTTTTTAATCAATTTTGTAATATGCTTTTTCATATTCTTCTTTTGTTATTTCTTTCGCAAACCATTTTTCAGGAACAGACAGAAAACCATTATAAGAACAATATTTCTGTAAAGCATTTTTGTTATCATATGCTTTCACAGCCATTTTTCCATAACCATTGTAAACGTTGTAATATTTCATTTCATTTTCCTCATTTCTTTATCGTTATATATAGTATATCATATATATTATATATTAGTAGTAATATATGACATTACCATTACATGATATTTATCATATACTAAAATGTAAACGTTTACAATGGTTAGTTACCACAAACTGAAAACCGGTTCGAAGTTAGTCTATACTAACTGTGTTCCGGTTGGGAGTTAGTCACCACTAACTCACTGCCATAATAATACGGTATGCTATATGCATACCGTTTGTAAACGTTTACATATTCTTATTATAGAACAAATGTTATGTATCTGTTCTAAACTGTGTTTTCAATGTTTTTCTATTTATCCTATTGATAATAGAACAAATTTTCCGCGGAATTGTAATGAAGTCATCAAACTTCTTACCATACAAGAATGATTCTACAAAATCATCTTCTTTATACCATATGAACCATATATAATAGGATTCGTTCATTTTACTTATTCCATTTATTGATGATTGTAACAATAATGATTGTAACACAGATAATGATGATTTCAGTCATATTGATGTAGATTTCCATGTTGTTTATCTCACTTTCATTTGTTTATATACATTATTATAATCATTATTAGTATAAAGTCAATAGACAAATATAATATTATGACAATGACAAATGTAATATGAAATTGTAAACGTTTACAAAAAATAGTTAGTATATACTAACTCGAAATCGGTGCAAAGTTAGCCTAAACTAACTTGAAACCGGTTCATAGTTAGTTATAACTAACTTTATGATAAAAATAAAATGCCGTTTCGGCATTTTAGAATAACTTTTCATCTAATTCTTTCATAGTCCATCCCTTTATAGAACAAAATTCCTTATAAAACTTTTCTTTATCCTCATGATGAACACAAATAAGGAAATCCACAAAATCATCACGCCGAAACGCCTTATAACCTAACTTTTCATTCACAAACTTGATAAATTCACGCTGATACTTGTACATTTTATTTTTCCTCCATAGAATCAAGTTCTTCAAAAGTTTCAGTATTCCACTGATCAAGTTCCATCAGTTCGTTATATTCTTCTTCAGTCATATGATAAATGTTGCTCATCCCTGCGTCCTCCGTTTTGTTTATCGTTATATATAGTATAGCATAATTTTCAATTTTGTGTGAAAACATATGACAGTCATATTTCTAATATGACATTTGTCACATGATAGAATTGCAAACGTTTACAATAGTTAGTTTATACTAACTAAAGACCGGTTGTAGGTTAGTTTAAACTAACTCCATACCGGTTCAAAGTTAGTCACCACTAACTCAATACCGGTCGCCAGTTAGTCATGACTAACTCGTGCACTTCACCACGATGAAGTGTTGTAGTGATGAAGTGCCATTTCGCATAGTCCAGGATCATCTATACGCATTGCGTATAGCAGCGGCAGCAGCGCAGCAGGAGCGGCTATACGAATAGAGCCAGCAGCCAGGTTAGTCACAACTAACCAAATGATAAAAGAAAAGGAGTTGTATAGACAACTCCTTTATAGAACATTATTCAGTTTTGGGAGCGTTCTTTTTCGCTTCACGTTCGGCTTTCTTCTTAGCCTTATCTTCTTCACGAGCCGAAGCCTTAGCGACCTTTTCGGCATACTTCTTAACATCATAGTCAGGAGTATAATCTTCCTTTTTTGCCACAAAGTCCACTTCACAGAAGTAAACAGTACCTTCAACATCAACAGGGAAAACGAACTTGCCACTGTCAATTTTAATCATTTCGGAATAGTCCAGTCCATCGAAAACACGGTTCATACCAAAATCACGAATGAGGGAAGCAGTTTTGTTATTCATTTTAAAAATCTCCTTTTGTTTTTTATTTATATATTTATTATAATCTTTATTTTCCGTTTTGTCAAGTGACATTTGTCATGTTTATGACATTATTTTTTCCATCCGAATCCGTTTTTAGATTTATTCCATTCTAACAGATTATAGAACTCCTGTTCAGTATCACATTCACGAGTCAGGCAAAAAATCATATCTAAAGGCATTTTATATTCTTTTGAAAGATGTTTCATATACATTTGTTTATCCATATGTTTCGGAATATTCGTGAAAGTAACCATTTTTTTATCTCCTGTTTTTTATTTATATATTTATTTTACCATAATTTTTTATTTTGTCAAGATATTTATTATATTTATTACAGAGGTTTATAAAAAATTGTATAACATTCATAAAACATAATAAAAATATCGTTTTCTTTATGAAAATATAATAAATTACCTGAAGGATTCAAAGTAATAAAAAATTCAATTGCATACATATCATTTGATTCTATAAGTAATTCATTTCCATCATTACTATATATTCTATATTTCATCTTTATTATCTCCGTTCTTTATTGTATATATAGTATACATCCATTTCCTGATTTTTACAAGTGACTTTTGTCATATTATGACAATGA